AGATGCAACAATACATGCAATTATATCAAACATTAAAAGCTGATTATGTGATGGGTATTCAAATGCTTCAATCTGGTGGACTTCCACAGCCTCAGCAAGCACAACCTCAGCGAGCAAGGAGATAATTATGACAGTAAAAAATATAATAGACCAAATTGAATCATTATACGGAAGACAATCTCATACATATGTTATGCAAATAATTAATGATGCATTGCTTGATATTGCATCTCAAAAACAACACTATACAGTTGAAGAAAAAATGCCACTTACAAGTGGAAAGAGGTGGTATGACTTACCATCTAGTTGTATTGACATCTTAAAAGTAGAAGTGCTTGATACGAATAGTAGATATAATTTAATACCTAAATTGGCTGATGCTCATAGACTTCTTAAATCAGACCCCGATAGTGGGACAGGAGATGTATCATAATATGGCTAAAAGAGATACACCAAATAGTTATTTTGCATGGTATAATGATGATGATAGACTCGCAGTTGTTGTAAGACAAGAAGATAGTGATTCCTCAAAGGGTACTACCTCTGGTGAATATGATACATATTTAGATAGTACTGTTAGTAATGGTATTCAGCTTACAATTCATTCAAAATATGAAGAATTAACTGAGGTTACTGATGACTTACAAGTTACTGGTAAGCTTGATAGTGTCATGCACACGTATGTGCTTGATTATGTTAAATCAAGATTATTAGAAGATATGGGACAAATTGAACAATCTCAATATTATAGAAAAAGATTT